CAGCATTGAGAAGTTACTAACAAAGGACACAGATGAAGAAGGCGGAGCGTGAAGAGATATGGCAGATTATAACCCACTTGGCAGAACAAGGACTGAACGTGAAGAGTTACAGCCTAGAAGAAAAGACTCTAGTGGTTACGATTCACATTCCGATACTAACTGGGCGGAGTTCGAGTTAAACGTACGTGATGTAATGCAGGAACTAGGTGACTTGCTTATCAAGAAGCACCGGGACTACGGACCAAAGAACATTAGCAACTCACCTTACGGTGCAACCAATGGGTTAATCGTGCGTATGTGGGACAAGATAGCCCGCATTGTAAACCTCACTAAGCAAGGCAACATCACTGCAGAGAACGAACCTCTTGAGGATTCCTTCAAGGACATAGCCAACTATGGTATAATTGGACTGCTAGTATTGCGAGGGAAGTGGGATAAGTAATTGAAGGAACAGGAACTATTCGACTGGCTGAAGGCAGAGAAGTTCCCCGACCTCACTCACTCCCCCGAAGTATATGATGGCTTCGACTGTGTATCACAAGACGCTAAACTATTTATAGAATTAAAGTGCAGACGCACTCACTACCCTGAGTTACTGATTGAGAAGATGAAGTATGACTTCCTTCTTGAAGAGTCTGCTAAGTTGGGTCTTGCCCCTTGGTATGTTAACTCCACACCTGATGGTATCTGGGCATTCGCATTGCTTGACCTGAAGGAAATAGAGTGGGCAGATAAGTGGTTGCCATCTACTACTGAGTTCGCTAATAAGAATAACAAGATGAAGATGGTTGGGTTCATCAATGTAGACCAAGGGTTTAAGATTATATGATTGAGTGGTCACGCATTGAGCGTTGGGATTATGTCGTTGACTCTGTTGCCCTGGAATATCACCGTAAGTTTGAGTTAGATGTTGAAGACATCAAGCAATCACTGTACCAGTGGTTCATTGAACATCCCAATAAGTTAAATGAATGGGAAGCGATAGGCGATAAAGACGCAAAGAATTTAATCTATCGTAGCCTACGCAACCAAGCATTAGATTACTGTCAGCATTGGAAGGCTAAGTCAGGTGGATATGAAACCTCTGACCTGTTCTACTATGAATCAGATATGGTTGAGGCACTGTTGCCCTCTGTATTGCGTGGTGATTTTAATATCACAGCACAGTTAAACCTTGGCAGACCGGGTAGACCTAGCGCACCCAATGAGGGTGGCAACCTTATGGCAATGATGATTGAAGTTGACTTTGGATTCTGGAAGTTAAGCAAAGATGATAGGAAGTTATTATTCCTACGCTATGCAGAGGCTATGCACTTTGATGACATTGCTAAAGAGATGGAGTTAGGTTCAGAAGACACTGCTCGTATGCGTAACAAGCGTGCTATCAAGAAACTAATCCATAAGATTGGTGGCTTCAAGCCATATAAAGATGAGGACTCAGAGCCTACTGAAGAGCAGACTCAATCTCTTGAATAGTTCCACAAGGATAAGATGGGTCTTCGTCACAGTGTTTGCAAAGTAATCCATAAGATTTAGATTCATATGGCTTATGCAATTCAACTACTGCACGAAGTGCTAGTTCGTGAGCACCACTGCAACAACTGAGACTGTCTATCTTCGCTAACAATTCTTCGTGAGTCATTACTCTTCCTTGCTATCGTAGTCCACTTCACCTGGGTCAACCCATAATACTTCAGGATAATCTTTGATTAACTCTGCGTGATGTAGTTCGACTATCTCTTTCCAACTTTGTACTGTATTCATCTTATCCCCCTGTTGACTTTCAAATTCACCACAAAAAATACAGCGTTTGGTATCTTCGTAGTTACCTAGTACGTGACCTGATACTTCACACGAACGACCATAAAAATCATTTGGTGTCAGTGTCATACTATCCTCCTGTGCTGTCTAAGTATTCTTGAAACTTTGGAAATAAATCTTTGTGCTTCTCGTACTGTCCTAATACTACATTGCATTGGTGACAAAGTAAACCACGTACCTTGCCAGTGTTGTGGTCGTGGTCAACCGCAAGACTTCTTATGCCATCACCCCTAGATATGCGAGTCGTTTCTTCCTGTCCACATAGTTTGCATACCCCACCCTGACTATCAAACATAGCCTGATATTCTTCAACAGTGATACCATACTTAGCCTTAAGTTGATTAGCCTTATGGTTTTCCCTGTAATTTTTTCTATAAGATTTCTTTTTCTCAGGCTTACGCTTATTATATTCTCGCATATATTCAGCGTGCTTCTTCTTCTGTTCTTCAGTTCTCATTAGCCACCAGTCGAGTAGAAACCCGGACCATTAAACTTAACAGCCGGGGCTGACCATATCCTTTGCATCGCCTGTTGGCAACACATAATCTGTGTGTGGTCAGAGAACTCTCGTTGTATCTCTAACGTACCACCACACACTTCACACTTGTAATCATATGTTGGCATCATATCTCCCAATCAATCGGCGTTGGTGCTGTCGATTCAGAACCACACTCTTTACACTTCTGTCGCAGGTCATACCAACCTACCTCTCTTGTCTCGCTATCCCACATTACAGTAATCTCGAACATTAAACAACCACAGATACACGCCATCGTTGGATTCTCTAGGTTGTATAGGTCGAACATCAATACCAATTTCTACGCAGGTGATGATTGAGCGCCTGGCAAGGCGTGGAATAGCGGTGCTCGATATATTTATATGCCTTGAGTACCTGTATCTCAGGCTCTCTGCTTGTCTCCTTGAGTACCTGCCCTATACCAAAGGCTGTTGACCTAGGGTTGTCGGCTAGGTGGTCGAACTTTGACTCTTCCATAAACAATCGAAAGATACAATCTCGCTGTCTCTTATCCCAACCCCACCCTGCCCTGGCATATTCCATAGCCATAGATTTATTGTACTGCTTCTCTTTCCAAGTAGCCTGTGTCCTAACTTCTTTCTTAGGTAAAGACTTACCGATGTTAACCTTTACCTGGACATCGTGAGTCAATGGGAAAGTCCAAGCAAAGATGAACATAAGTACAAGGATTATCATTCTCTTTTTCATCTGAGAATTCTACCAAGTTTTCGCCTCACATTCCCTGCGTGACGCTGTTCTTTGAATATCATATTGTGAGACGGTGGATACCCTGCCATCAATGCACGCTCAGATGTAAGCCTGCCACCCCATATAGAACCGTGCCCGTCAATACTCCATAGTAAATTCTCGGGCTCGATACCTTGCTGTAAGCAATCCCATTTGACAGGACAATCATCACATATGCGTATCGCTTTCACACTACGCTCCACCTGTTCATCTTTAATCTCAGGTTTAGGTGAGTTGTCGTAGTGCCATAGGTCAGGTTCAGGGTGTCCACTACACAGCCCCTCTGCGTGCCAACTTCTATCCTTTAACACGCTATACCCCTAGCCTTAAGCATAGGTCTGCGGTCTCGCTCATTAGTGCCACCCCATATACCGTATATCTCACGGTTATCTAGTGCATACTCTAAGCATTGTTGCTTTACTTCACAGCCATTACATATCTTGCGTGCTGATGTCGCTGAGGTGATGTCTCCCTTATCAGGAAAGAACATCTCTGTATCTACCTCTGCACACCGTGCCTCTTTAGTCCAAGCAGGTGGTAAATATTCCGGGTCAATCATTATCCTATAACTCCTGTCATATAAAGAATTGTAATTGCTAATAGGTAGGGAATGATGAGCGTGCCACCGCCACCAAGGAATAGAACTGCATAGATAAGTGAGGCGTGTTTAAGTAACTTCATACTGCCTTGAGATGGCGTACCTTGAGCACCGACTCTGCCTCTGCAAAGTGTATGTCCTCAAGATATGTTGACTTGTCAATCTGATTCTCATATAGCCATTGGTCTTGCTTGTTGTAGTCCCATAGATGGAAGCCTTGCGGTGGCTCGACGCCCTCTGGTAACTCGACATCTACAATACGCACGCCTTCTACCTTATACGATACTCGATAGGTATTCATTAGTACCAACCTTCCTTCTCTTGCGTTGCTCCGCAATAGTTGCAATCAAATTCTGCATACCAAATGGTCTCTCCGTGTGAGGTTGATTCATCTACCTCTACCTCTTGAGGTGAATCACATACACAGCACTCAATCTCTTGTATCGAATGAGTGTTGTTAGCCAAGGCTACGCTGTCACCTTGTAGGTACATAGGCTCACTCATTCTCTGCACCCACTATCGTGAACTCTGCATAATCTGCGAACTCGTTGCCATAATTCAAGCGTGTCTGCTCAATCGCGTCTGCGATAGGTTCATCACTATCTATGTTGATGTACCCTGTGAATACAACTTTAACTTCACTCATCACTGTCCCCCTCTGTTAAGAATCCTAAATCCTTTAGTGCTTGCACCGCCTGTTCAAGCGTGCTTATTGCTGTGTCAATCTCTTGTTGCGTACTCACTTTATTCTCCTGTCTCATCTGCTATAGGTTGCGTACTTAGGATTCCAAGCACGGTTAATACAATAATGGGTAGCCCTGCAATAATCAATAGCGTCACGGTCTACACCCGCAATCTTTAATGGGTACTAAATGGTCTCCGCATACGGTCATAGTTCTCCACCATTTTCATCTTGATATAATACGTTGGAGAAATTAATGTCTGACTCGACATCATCACTAATCCACTCCAAAATATCCTCTAGTGTTATCTCTTCCGGTGTATCCTTGTACTCCATAGCCATCATTGCATCAACTATTACTTCAACGTCATAAGTTACGCATTTCATAGCATTGATACGCTCAGGTAGATTTCTCATAACCCACCTGCCAAGCACTCAGCCATAGTGCCGATACATATACCGCCCTCTGTCCACCAGAATCCGGTGATTAGCCACCAGATAGAGGTTGCTATACCTGCAAGGATAAACAATCCTCGCACTCTCTTGCCTCTCTTAGTTAGTCTCACAGTTCACACACTCACCCTCTCTGTCTACGATAACGCCTTCGATATCTAACTCATCTGCACAAGGCAGACAATACTCTGCCTCTATGCTGTCAACCTTAATCATTCCTCATCCCCTGTCTTATGTAAGTACCCGCCCATTGTGGATACTAACCCCGTATGGATTACGATATCTCCTGCGCTATCCTCTGTCAATCGTGCACCTGGCATATTCTCTGTGACCCATTGTGCTAGGTCTTGAACTGTATCTACCGCAGATAGATTCATACTCTCACCTCATCTAACTGTCGAGATATCCAAGCAAGAGAATCAATTCTCCCTTGATAGTAGGCATACTCTGTCCCACCTATTACCCCAAGGTCACGCATTCTCTCAAACATCCACTCTGCCTCTTGCTCAATTGCTTCTTGCATATTCATTATGCACCCACCAATTCATTGGCTTCGGCGATAGCCTGGCGTACATAATTCTGGTGCTTGCTAGTGGTCGAACTAAACTTCTGCTCCACCACATACCAACCGTTGCCCTCTGTATACCAAGCAATAGGTGTGCTGTATGAATAGACCCAGTACATCACCGCGTTAAGGTCTCGGTTATAGTAAGCGGTCTCTTGTTCATCTAGTCTGCCATTACCTACCCCATACACCCGCCCTTCTAGGGCACTCGCCCTAAACTCTTGCTGTGTTGCGATGTAATGTATTGCGTCTCTCTGATTCATCTGCTTCATTCTTATTTACCCCCTGTTAGTTGATAGTTATCCTGTAATCTTTCGCTTGCCCTTACCTCATCAAACTTACGTAAGAATTCTTTCGACACCTCGCGCCATACCTTCTCGTGCTGTTCGCTGTGATGTGCCACTTGTGAGGTGATACTTAGTAATACTTCCATCTCTTGACTTGTTAGGCTTAGATTCATTTTCTATTTTCTCCTGTCTCTATTGTTTATCTGTTGATTAACTTAGTATGAAGCTCCGCGCACCTTGCGCAGACATACTCTAAGAATTGTTCACCGTTGGCATATTGATACCATCGACCTACTAGGCGCTGTGATTTTTTACCGCACATCACACAATCTTTATTCATTGATTCTCCCCGCAATCTTCGCAGACTTTCACGGCGTAACCGTCGACCTGCCCTGCAACTAACTCATTGCTTGGAAAGAATCTGTCGCAACCGTAGCAACTCTCATTCTCTATCATTAGTTAACCTCACAATCTCTCTTGATATCCTTACCGCAATCTTGGCAGAAGGTGATGAAGCATTTAGTCCCGTCAAGGTGACGCAAGCAGGGAATGAATCCCTCTTCTGTCTGTAAGCAATCGTGCATTTTTTTCTCCTGTCTGTTGGTGTTAGTTATAGTGTGATGTAAGGTGCTATCGCGTGTCAATAGTTTAGGCTGTGAGTTAGGTCACATACCCCACATCTGGCGAATATCCTGCGCTGTTGGCATCGGTTGATTCTCTTCTGCCTTTGCGTGGCAGACTAGACATATGTTCCCCGGAAAGGTCTCATACAATCTATGAATAGTTACCCCGCAATTCTGGCAATCAATGAAGTCACTCATTCTTCTATCTCCTGTTCCAACTCGTCGATTACCTCATTGAATAGGTCGGTGTAATAGAGGTACAGGTCTAGACTCATAAGGCTATAGATAGTGAACTCATCTCCCGCCCCTAGTTCCGCCCTGCCCCTGTCATTGTATTCGCTTGGCATTGCTTGCCATTCTTCGGTGATTCGATTGTAAAATATCGGAAGATATCCATCGACCCACTCGTGAGAATTGTCCCGGATATCTTCGACGGTCTCCCCGTTATCCTTGATTGCTCTCTTGAACTCATCTTTCATTGCCTCTTTGATTGCGTAACTCATCTCTCTATTCTCCTGTCTCTGTTGGTAATGTTATGTAGATAGTCATACCGTCTAGCAAGGTGGGAATTCCCCGTTCCCCTAGCACCGTGAGCACCTTGTGCACCGCTTCCCTGCGTCGCTCATTGAGAGCGTGCTCTTGTGATTCGGTACGTCGGGCTAACTCAAGGCGCCCGTAATAATCGAAGATGTATCGCCCGTCATATTGCCGGGTCAATGTGTACCCCTCTGTTGAATAGTTATACATATTCCCCTTGCGTTGCTGTGATTTTAGAATCCCTGTTCGCTTGATAATTGCACCTAGTGTTTGCGGCTTCATTTTATTCTCCTGTCTCTAGTAATTTTTTATAGGCTTGTGCTTGTGCTTCCATTAGTACCTCAAAGTGAGGCTTGCATAGTTCGACGGGTTCCCCCACCCCGGTAGGGTTGGCGATACGGGTAGCCCATTCTTCGCCGCATATTTTGCATTCAAAGAGACTCATCTCC